AACACCTTACAAGTGATTGGCAAGTTGATTTTTAAATATGATAAAATTAATATCAGTAGAGAAATACTTAAATATAGGAGAAATAAGTATGAGAGCGTACAGGGAAGAGAAGAACAGCAATCGTATTAACGAGAATCAACTGATTATTATGAGCTTCATGAGTGAGACAAATGATAATCTTACCTGCAGGGAAATAGCTAATAGAGCAATGATTGATACTCATGTGTGTAGTTCAAGAATAAGCGAGCTAGTTAAGATGGGTTTATTGTTTACATCACATAAAGTGACTTGTAGCGAGACAAATAAAGTGGTAACTACTTATACTAGTGATGAAAGCAGGAAGGTGAAACACGATACAATAATCAGAAGCAACAATGAGAAAGGGGTAAAACTACTGAATGGTCTGGTGTTCGATGGTAAAGCATGGTATGTGTACAAAAATGGGTTTATTGTTGGTAAGGCAGAAAGTGAAGACGACGCAAAGGAGATGATGATATGAAACAATATAGAATTGGTGATTGTGTTAGGCGGTATGTCATAACAAAGGTTAGTTTTAAAGATGTGGAGTTAGTTTGCCTGTGTGGACATTACGAAAAAGTAAAACCCAGCGAAATTGAATATTACAAGTGTCCAGACTGTGAAGCCCAAGGATTAACAAGCATGGCTGCTTTTGTAAATAAAGGTGGTTGCCTATGAATGCCTGTGAAATCATAAATGAATACATCAACAATAAACAATTTAGAGAATTACTTAATAATATCAATGGGGGAGGGTGATTATACAAAAATAGCTCTTTAGAATTAGATTGTTATCTGTTAAAATAATATTAGATGGTATAGCTTAGATGAACAAAACTCCTGCAGTATAGAGGGCAATAATGCTCTCCCAGCAAACTTTAGAAGGAGTTTAGTTTATGAAAAGAAGGAGCCATGAGCATCAAGCAGAGGCACACAACACAGTTATTAAGGAAGCATCATACAGCCAAATATTGGAGGTGCTAAATAACACACAAGGCAGTTTAACAAGTCGGGAGATTGCTAAAGCCATATTTTCTGAAGCACATATCGTTTCTACAAGAATGAGTGAGTTAGTTGCAGATGGTAGAGTTTTTACAGCAGAGAAAAGAAAATGTGCTACAACTAATATTAAAGTGCTTACCTTTACAACTAATAAATCTATAGCCGTAAATCATGCTACATTTGTCACTGTTGTTGAGGGAAAGAATCAGGTAGTAAGTAACACTAATATCTCTGTTGACCTCGCTACAGGGCAAATAAAGCTTATGCACAAGGGTTTAGATAAGGGAACTTTGGATTTAAATGATGAAGAAGTTAAAAAGATGATGAACAAATTATTTAGCCTAGCTAATAAACAGTTTTAAGGAGAAACAGTATGAAATATGAAACACTAATGGACAATCACTTTCAGGCTTTAGAGCAGTTAGATAAAGAGATAAGCAATCGTTCTGCTATTCACAAGATAATACCCATGCTGCTCACTGGTAGTGATTGTGATAAAATGAGTGAGGCTGTATTGAAGCTATATCTAATAGCTCTTGATGATGGCGATTACTTTTACAATGGTGTGAATATTACCACACAGCCATATGTTAAATAAGGAGATACAATGATAGGATACCTAGTTTTGCTAGATGGTAGGTTAGTTAGAAGTTGCGGGTCATATGCTTCAGCTCAATTGTGTGCGAGTGAGCTGGTTGGGTTAATAGAGATACTTGATGCCGTAGACTCACAGGTGGTTTATAAGAATATTCAAGAAGGGGATACAGTATGAAAAGTAAAACAAGAAGGAATACAAAGCTTAAAAATAGCCGTGGTATAAGTAGTAAAGAATATTTGCTATCAAATAAGACTGGATACGTTCAAGACAGAGAATTGAAAGATTATGATTATCTTGATAAACTAACACCTGAAGAACTAGCTTGGTTGGCCGAGTTCAATGCTAATTATGTTTCAGGTGTTACTGTTGATGCAAATGTTGTAGGTAAGGAAACCGCAGAGATTCTAAACGCCACACAGAACAAAAGGGATGCTTACAATAGAAAGAACTCTAGAAACAGAGATGTTTGTAATAAGCATTCTAGGCAAAGCATTGACCATGATAGGTCAGCATTAATAGGCAAAACTGAAGAAGTCCTCATAAACGTGGACTCTTATATAAAAATGAATGAAGACCTATCAAACAATATTGATAGCCACTGGTATGAAAAACGCCATAAATGTAAAAAATAAACACTTACTCCTAACATTAATATATAGAGACATAAATACTTCTTTATTGACCACCTTTCATTTGATTGGTGGTTTTTTATTTAATAATAATAAACATTATATATAGAAAGCAAAGGAGAAACAAAGTATGCTAAGCATTAAAAAGAATAAAAGTATTTACTATCTATATTACAGGGCTTATGTGATATATAAAAATAGTGATAAGAACACAGTAATAGAAGTGCGTGACAGATTAGAAGCTTACCTGTACAGGTGGGGAGAAGAAACACTAAACGATAGTTTGTCTATTGTTCTTGAGGAGTTAGGACTATGATGTGTAATAATACTACTTTATCTTTTTGTAAGTACTTATTAATAGGGGGTTTTATATGTCTAAAAGATTAATAAATAGAGTCTCGAATATTACAGCCAAGAACTGTATTGAGATATTAGAAATATGCTCTACAGAGCTGAAGACTATATTGATTGAGTATAAGACTACTAAAGATAAAGAGTTAAAAAAGGTGTTGGCTATTGAGCTAAAAATATATAACGATGCTAGTGTGACAGCTACTAATATCATGAAAGCAGACTCTGAAATGAGCCTGAAACAATCACAGGAGCGAATGACGGATTTAAATGCTGACCACGTAGCTAAAGAGTTAATCAATGGAAAGAAACAGGATAAGAAAATAACAATCAATGTAATGCAGGATAAATAATGGATTTAAAGTTATTACCTAAACAATTTGAATTCTTTACAGACCTTGAGACAAAGGAACTCAGCTTATTGTCAGGTATAGGTGCTGGTAAATCCTTTACTCTTATGTGTGCATTCATTATAAATGAAATATTGGCTTATCCTAACGCACTCCACTGTTTCATGGCATTATCATACCCCCAACTAAGAGATGCTTCTATACCCCTATTTGAATCACTTTTAGAGCAGTTTAATATACAATATAAGTTCAACAGGACACTATTCGAGTTTACGATATTAGGAACAACTAAAGTTATTTTTCGTTCGCTTGATACAGCTGATAAATTACGTTCAGTTGAGATAGGCTCTCTATATATTGAGGAACTATCTTATGCTGATGAAAAGAATTTCATGACTGCTTTAGGAAGGTTAAGAGATAAAAAGGGTTCATTACGTTTAAGATGTGCATGGACTGCAAATGGTTTTGACCACTTCACTTATCGCTACTTTATTGAGTCTGTAACAGATAAACGTAAATACATTAAGATGAGCACCTATGAAAATAAACACCTTCCTGATGGTTATATTGAGGCACTTGAAGCAGCGTATGACCCCCTTACATTTAGGCAGGAGGTATTAGCTGAATTCGTTGCTCGTGGAGCTGATAGGGTTTATTTTACATTTGATAGAGAGAGGCATGTTAAAGAGTTTACAAAAGAAAGACCAAGGTTGTTTGGAATGGACTTTAACGTTAATCCTTTGACCGCTGTTGGCATTAAATTAAAAGATGATGGTATTATATATGTGTCTCACGAATACTTCTTAGAGAACAGTAATACATACGAATTAAGCCAACAATTATATGATGACTATAAGAAGATTCAAGTGGTAGCTGATAGCACTGGTAACTCAAGAAGAACGAGTGCAACTAAAACCGACCACCAAGTTTTATCTGAAGCGGGTCTTGAAGTTGCGAGGTTTAGGAACCCATTAGTAAAAGACCGCATCAATCACATTAACAACCTGCTCCATAAGAATAAGCTTGTTATTCACACTGATTGCGTGCATGTTATTAGAGACCTTGAGAAACTTAAAAGGGATAACAGGGAAGCTGATTTATCACACATAAGTGATGCACTTGGTTATGCAGTATGGTTTCTCTGCCCTCCAGAGATAAGACAGAAAACAACAACAAAACAACTTTAAATAACTTTGAAAGGAATTTAAATGAGGAACATAGACAAGGTATTGAAATATATAAAGGACAGTGAAGCTTACCTAAACACACAGTATCAAATATTTGATATATACAACGGGGGGATAACTGAACACTTAATTGAAAGGTTAAGAAAAGATATGCCCTCTACATCAAGTGTGGATAATGTTATTAGTAGACTATCACCTGTAAACCTTTTACCTAAAATGGTTAAGAAGTTAAGCCAAGTATACAGTCAATCTACTGTTAATCTAAGCAATAATAATAATATGGAGCAGGTTGAGGCTATTGCGTGGGAAACAAAATTAGGTAGTGTAAGAGTATTAGCTAATCAAATGCTTAATCTGTTTGGTTGTTGTGCTTATGAAGTAGTTGTTAAGAACAATGGTCAGACGTTGATTAGAGTTTTAGGAGCACACGAGTTCGTGGTTTATTCCGACGATGAAATTGACCCTACTACGCCCACTCATTTTATCAAAGTATTAGAGCGTAACAGTGATAAAGAGCGTTATGCTATATTTACTGCTGAAGATTACGTTGAAGTCACTGGGGGCAAGGTAACACTTGAAACAGCTAATCCTTATGGCACTATTCCATTTGTTTATATGAAGAGGGATGCAATAACACTAATGCCTAAACCTAGGACTGATGATATTGAATTCAGTATCCTGTTACCTATTATGCTGTCTGATATTAACTTTGCTTTAAAGTATCAAGCGTTTAGTATTATATATACAATGAACCTCGATGTTGAAGGCTTGACAATGAGTCCTAATAGTGTGTGGCAGTTAAAGAGTAATGGACAAGAGGGGGATAAACCAGAGATAGGCACAATCAAGCCTAATCTTTCAGTTGATGATGCTCTTAAGAATGTTACATATCAATTCTCTCTTTACCTAGACACAAAGAATATTAAAAGCTCCTTTTTTACATCACAAGGGCAAAACGCAGCTGGTTTATCTGGTATAGCTAAGATAATAGATAATAGCGATGTGAGCGATGATATTGAGTATCAGAGAACTATATTAACACAAGCTGAGGAAGAGTTGTGGAGCATTCTAGCTATTAAAACAGGGCTTGATTCTATAGCTAATACTAGTGTTCAAATAGTGCCTGTAACAATCATTCCTGAATTGCAATCAGAAAAAGAAGAAAGACTTTACAAACGGTATGAGCGTGGCTTAATCACTAGGATTGACCTAATCAAGGAGATGTATGGTTTTAGTGAAGATAGTGAAGCACAGGAGTATATAGACTTAATCGAGGTAACAAATGTATCAAGAGAAAATGAAGTTTAAAATATCTTGTAAAGACGTTCCTGTTTCACTTAGACGCATGTTTGGTAACTCTATTGTAGAGACAATCAACAGGCGTAACGAGATGGGAGTTGATTTAAATGGTAGGTCTTTTACAGAGTATAGTAAAGAATATAAAAATAGCCAAGAGTATAAATCATTCAATAAGTCAACACCTAACTTGAGGTTGTTTGGTGAGATGCAGGCAAGTTTAAAATCAAGAGTGATAGGTGAGTATATAGAGGTTTATTATGACGATGAGACTGAAGCAGCCAAGGCATTTAATCATAATACAGGGGATACTGTTCCTAAGAGAGAGTTTTTTGGAGTCAATGAGAGCGAATTAAAGCAGCTTTACAGTCAGTATAATGAGGTGAGTAAAACCCTTGCTAATAGTATATTTGGTGACCTGCTCCATTTCGTAACAAACAGGGTTAATACTGAACCTGTTAATATTGATATAACATTAGCGACAACGAGGGAACTATGAGAACATTCACAGACTTTAACCACCTATCAAGAGAGCTTGACACAATAGTAAAAGAACTCACTAATCAGGACACACTAAGGGAGGTAGGTGAGCGTATAGTTAATGATATAAAAGGAAGAACACGCAGTGGGTATGGAGTGTATGGCAATGGAACAGCAAGAGTTAGGCTATTACCCCTGAAACCACTCACAGTTGAGCTAAGAGAAGCCAAACAACTACATGCCTTAACAAGACCTGAAAAGTCAAATCTAACTGAAACAGGACACATGCTTGATTCATTAGACTACGTTATTTTTGGTAGGAGCCTAGGTATCCTTCTGAATAATAGGTTTGCAGATGACAAGGCAGGGTGGAACGAAGAAAAAGGGCGATACTTTATGTTCCTGACAAAAGCAGAGATAACGAATGTTACACGCCTACTCAGTGATAAAAGGGATGAAATTATAAGTAGGTTATTAAGTTAGTTTAAAATTAATTATTAATGATATTAACATTATTATAAGAGTTAATTTCTATGATAAGGAGAAAAAACAATGAGTGATACAAATGAGTCTGTGATTCAAACTAACACCGACCTTGAGCAGTCTGTGACTGACAAGGAAATAGTAGCAATGAAAGCGAAACTACAAGAATTGCTGGATGAAAAGAAAAAAGAGCAATCTAAAAGAGTAGAGCTAGAACAAAAACTACAGTCAATTGAGGAAGAGAAGCTTAAGGCAAGCAATCAGTATAAAGAGCTATATGAGTCTAAAACCAAAGAGCTTGAAACAATAGCTACGCAGAGAGAGCTTGAAAAACAGGCGTTCCTTGAGCATAAAAAGCTTGATGCTTTCCTTAAAGAAGTGGGGGGCCTTAAAAAAGGTGACTACGTTTCTTTGATTGACACAAGCAAACTTATTGTAGATGAATCTGGTAATATTAACAGCGATAGTATTAGGGTGTATGCTGAGCAATTCAAGCAAGCCTACCCTGAAATTATTAGCGTTAATACAATTCAACATGTTGGGCAGTCCGCACCTATAACCTCCAATGGTGGAAGTTTAAAAGGCAAGACCGCAAATGAACTATTTAGTTTACTTAAGAAAGGTAAATGATTATGGCTATTACAGATAAAAGTGCTATTGACGCAGTGTCAATAGAAGTGTTAAGTGCCTATGTTCAAGCTTATTTGGCTGAAAATGCAGTGTTACTAAATACTGTGTTAGATGTTTCTAGTGAAGCTGAAGCAGGAGCAGACAAAATTAAGTTTCCTAAAATAACTACTAACCTAACTGCCGAGTCAGACAAAGGCGATGGATCT